TCATCCATTGGCCTTGTCCTGGCGACGAGCTTCAAGGGTCTCGATCACCGTTGCAAAGGTGTCAAAACTGATCTCTGTCTTCAGGGGGGCGTTCGGGTCACCAGCCACTTGGACTCGGTCACCGTAACGCTTGGGGTTCCACTTCGCCAACAGCTTGAGCTTGATCTCCGCCCGAGCCTTGACCAGGGCCACATATCCAGGGTCGATCCTGTCTCCGTTCTGGGACAGGATGCGCTCCGGCTGGGCCACGGCTTCCAAGTAGATCTCCTCTGCAATGGCGTCCTGGCCGACCTCTCGGGCGTGTGCGATGGCTATCGAAAGCTCTTCGTCTTTTCCCATCCAATCGTAGATCCGAGTCCAAAAGGGCATGTGATCATCCCTACAGATTTGCCTGAGTGGCTCTCCGTTACTGAGCCTTTCACACATCTCTGCGGCAAGTTCAGGGGTGTACTTGGAAGGTCTTCCAGTTTTCTTTGCGGTTTTTTCGGCCATAAGTTACACGGCTCCTTTAACCCAGAGTTTACATCTCTTTTTTTTCTTCTGCCAGCCACTGGTTTGCTTCTATGAGGCTTGTCCTGATCCTGAGTAGATGGGACTCTGTGTCATCCAATGCTGTTTGCAGGGTCTCTATTGCTTTTGCGGCCAATTCAGGGTTTTCCCTGATGTAGTCAGCGCTCCAGATCTTTTCGCTCACATCGCCCCCCTCATCTCCCAGCCAGCCAAAAAATAGCTCCAGCGGCCTTGCATGGCTTGGTTGGCATACCTGCCTTTGTTCATCTTGAAATCCTCGTCTGTGAACCCTTTAGAGCGCATTAGCGCCAGGAACATCTTTTCTGCCTTCATTCTTTTGCCCCCAAAAGTTCTTCATAAATGCGTTCAATTTCTGTTTTGGCGTCAATCAAAACATCAAGTTGTAACACTTTGTGCGAATCAATAAATCCTTGAGTTAGCTTCACTCCCGCATCCTCACCATCCCAAAAAATCTCCATCATCACTGGCTCCTGCTCTGCATAAGCATCTTTGTACAAACCCAGCCGCTCATTTTCATTGTGCAAGGTTTGAAGTGCTTTCTCTTGTGCCAATGCTTTTTCTGCTACCAGTTTGGCAAAGGCCACAATTTCTGGCTGAACTTCTTTGTGCGTGAACAACCCAACCTGTCTAGCCATCTCAATGATTTCATCTTGTGTCATGCTTCTTTCTCCAGTGGAATATCACGCCATTCGCCTGCGTAATGGCCTTCGCCGCTTTGCGTAACACGAAGAACCCTGTTGTGGTCTTCCCAGTATTGCTGAAGGATGCGGACTTTTTTGGGGAGATAGCAAACCTCTGTGCCGTGACGCTCAGTTACCTTCACATCGTATTGCTCAAACCCATCCACGCGCTCAACAAAGCGCAGTTTTGGTGTTGGTGTCATGCTTCCCTCGCTTTCAGCATCAGGTCTGCCAAAGCATAAGACTTCTCAGCCAGCATTTCAATTTCGGTTTTATTCCAATACCAACTATCGCCATCATCTTTTGTCCAGTCTTGGCGCAGGGTTTCCATTGCAACTGGCATTGCTTTGGCCGCAAAAAAATCGCGCAGGGTCATGCCTGTCATGTCGGTGCGGTGTGGATTGGGAAATGCTTGTTCATTCTTTTCCATAATTTGTTTCTTTCTCCATCCTGATGTGTGTTGCCAATGACCTTGCCGCATGGCAAGTTCCTCGAATGCTTCGTCTTCTGGATCTCTCATGAGAACATCCATGTAAAAAGCTGAACCCATGCCATGGGCGCAACAGTCATTGACACGCCAGTAGCCACCCCAACATACGCCAGATAAAGCTTCCATTTGTATTTGTGGCTGTAACTTATAGGCTCCCACTTGACCTTGGGTGTTCCATAAGTTCCCCTGGGGTCTGACCAGCCAAAAGTGTATCTATCTTGTTTCATTTGCCACTCCTTTCGTTTTCGTCCATCCAAAACCACAGCTTCATTAATGCGATCAACACCAGCCCTGCCACAACCATGCCCAGGCCACCAAGAAGAATTGTCACAACGATAGTTTCCATCATGCCTCCAGGATAAGTGTTTCCCGCCCCTTGGCCGTCAGATCCCAGACCACAGCAGGTCTGCCTGCTCTTGTTTTGCGGCGGAATCCCGTGTCATAGACCAGCCCCTGATCCATCAAAGTCACCCGGCAAGGGCGGTAGCTGTTCCCCTCCATTTGGAGGCGCTCCTGACCCTCCTCGTCGGTCAGACCATACATTGAATGGGCAAAGCCCACGAGGACTGTTCTGGTTTTCATCCCAAAGGTCGGAGCCTCCGCAATGGCCGAAGCCCTGCTGGTGTCGCTGTGGCGCTGGTGAGGGGGCAATACACCCCCTTTCTTGGGCATCTCAAGGATTTGGATGCACTCGGCAATGGCATCAGCCACAAAGAGATCATCGGTTTGGATCTCCTTGAGCTTTGCCAGTACCCGCCGCATGGTGCTCTTGCTCATGCTGTGTGCTCGATGGCTTGCAGTTTGTTGATGCGGTCTTGGATGCGTTTGACGGACATTTGGTACTCAGCCATCACCCGCTTCTTTTCTTCCTCCAGCGCGGCGATTTGCTGGGCGCGTGGGTCAAAGTCATCTGGCACTTCGATCTCAATCTCCTGCTCACAGACATGAGCGCGATAGCTGTTGTCATCCAGCTTGCAGGCATAGACAAGGAATTGACCTTCATCTTCCCACTCATGCTTGCTGTAGTGGATGTGGACTGTGGTTTTGACTTTCATGGTGTTCTCCTTATGGGGCCGAAGCCCCGTTGGTTAAATGATCCAGCCTTCCAGCGTGGCTTTGATGGGTGTGTTGAGCCTGTCGTATGCCTCCAAGTCTTCAGGCCACTGGAGCGCCCTTTCGAGCCACTGGAGAGCATCTTCTGACAAGGGCACTATGACCACGGCAGTTTTGGTTTTTTCGTTCATGTCGGCCTCCAATTAACGGGTGGTGACTTTGACGGAAAAGACGGCGGAGACCTTGGTGAACTTGGCGTATGCGTCTGCGCCAAATTCTTTGATGAAGGCATCTTTGTCGAACACACAGCGGTTGGACTCAATGTAGGTGGCTTTGAAGAGAGCGCCTTCGACAACCTTTGCGCCGCCCTTGCTGGCGCTGTCTTTGATGCCGTCTTTGATGGCATCGGCTTGTTTGGTGAGGTCGGCGATTTGAGCCAGGAGAGAGCCGAGGGTATCGACTTGGGTGAGTGCGAGATCGTTGTTCATGAGAGGTTCCTTTAAGTTCGTTCCTGCTTATGCAGTGCCTCCATGTTACACCAACTTTAAGTAAAAGTTAATGGCAAACAAACTATTTTCACTTTTTCGCATCAGGAAAACCCTAATACGCAACACCCTAGTTAATACTTGTGTTTCTCAATCACTCTCATGACCGTGATGTTGAGGGCATCGATCTCTTCCATCTTCTTCATGGCCCACATCCGCCTCTGCCCATGCCAGCCAAGGAGTGCTCCCTGGTGGCAGGGCTTGCACAGGGCCACCACGGTGTACTGCCTATGCTGTTTGACATGGTGGGCGTCTGATGGGCCAGGGGCGTCACAGACAGAGCAAGGTAATTCCTTCACGAGCGCCACATACCTGCGCTCTGCCGATGTCAAGGTGTTGTTCACAGGGTTGCCCTCTCCACATGCCTGTTGCTGGCATTCTGTGACCGCCAGACCTCGATCCGAGCTTGGGCGGCTATCAGCATCCACCGAAGCCGCTCCCGCTCCTCTACGGCTGTTTTGAGGGCTTCCAGGTGGGTCTTGTACCGATAGCTGGCGTAGGCTTCACGCTCCTGCATGGCGGCGGTCTTGTGGCCCAGTGCTTCAGCCTCAATCATCACCTCGGCCTTGATGGTCTTTCGCATCTCTTCCATGTAGACCTTGTTGGCCTCCGCCTGGGCGTACTCTCCGGCTTTGGCGACCATGTAATCAACTGCCGCTTGTGGGTCGATCTCGCTCATAGTTGCACCACCGTTCCGTCGCGGTAGCGAAGGCTGTCGCCAACTCGGCTTGGGTACTTCTCGTGGTCATCCGCTCCTGTGCGGAAGATGGGACTGAGGTAGTCCCGCAGGTTCAATGGGATGTGCTTGGTCTTGCTATCAACGCTTGGCAGTCGGGTCTTGACTTGGCCCATCTCCAACAGCTTCTCCTTGCCCCTGTCGGTGATCACGAGCTTGCCGCCCATCCACTTGGCAAAGCCATCGTTTTTGAGTGGCTCGATAATTTGTTGTTGGAATCGTGACGACGACTCCGCGAAGTTGATCATCTTCACCAGTTCCAGCGGGTCTCTTGGAAAGATACCAATGTGTGCCAAGGCTCGGTGGATCTTTGATCCTCGTGTGTATTTTGAAATCATGTTGTCTCCAGTTCTACGATTAACTTTCCAGGTTTTTCGCCCAGCACCCGCAAGATCTCGATGGGCTGGAACATTCGGTCATTGACCATCAGTGCATCAGCAAGCCCATCAAGTGCGCTCTTTGCCGCCGCGAGGCAGTTGTCTGCATCTCGCCAGCGTTTGTCAGGCATCAGAAATGTCACCCTGACCCGTATGTCTCCCCCATCGTGCTTCCAGCCCTTCATCTGTTGCTTGGTCAGCCAAGTGCTCGACTCGCGGTAGTCGGACTTGAGTTGGTACAAAGACCCCCAATGCCTGCCCTTGGATCTGTTGGGGAACAGATCCGAGGGTGGGAAGTCAAGTTCTATTTTCATTTTTCAACTCGTCGATGCGTTGTTTGATTTGCACGGGGAGATCCCTCCAGAGTCCAGACTTGTCGGCCACCATCTCCTTGACCCTGTGCCGGGTGTAGTCAACCCAGCCGGGGTTCATCGCCAGCTTGGCGTAGTGGTCAATGATGTCTTTGGACATTTGCTCAAAATTCATTCAAGCACCAAAGATTGTTGAGCGGTGCGAATATTCTGCAATTCCATGTAGGCAGGGTTTAATTCACAGCCAATGTATTGCCGCCCAAGGTTTTGCGCCACTTGCGCTGTTGTGCCACTTCCCATGAATGGGTCAAGCACAATGCCGCCAACTGGTGCGCCAGCAAGAATGCAAGGTTCAATTAAGTCTGATGGGAATACTGCAAAATGTGCGCCGTGATATGGCTTCACAGGAACAGACCAAACGCTTCGCTTGTTTGCCATTCCATCCGCACCAAAAACTCTCTCACCCTTGCTGAATCTATCGCCATGAGCATAGTTTGCTTGATAACCTTCTGCATTTTTATTTCGTGTTTCTGGCTCGCCTTTTAGCGGTTCTTTTATTGCCTCATGGTCATAGTAATACTTCTGCTTTTTACTCAGCAAGAAGATGTACTCATGCGCCTTGGTGCATCTATCCTGCACTGACTCAGGCATCGGGTTAGGTTTGTGCCAGATGATGTCTTGGCGCAAATACCAGCCATCTGCCCTTAGTGCAAATGCCAGCATCCAAGGTATGCCAATAAGGTCTTTTGGCTTGCAACCATTTGGTACAACTTTGCTGTGAACAGACTCCATGTTGTGATGTTCTTGATTTAGGCTTTTGCTTGGCCCTTTTCCACTTCCAGAATAACTGTCACCAATGTTGAGCCACAGCGTACCATCATCTTCCAACACATCCCACACACATCGAAACACCTCAACCATTGCCTTGATGTATTCCTCTGGGGTTTCTTCAAGGCCGATCTGGCCTTCGTGCCCATAGTCTCTCAACCCATAATAGGGAGGACTGGTCACACAAGTCTGTGCTTTGATGCCCTGTTCTTTCCAGCGGCGCATGGTTTCTCTGCAATCTCCAAATTCAATCTTGTTCATGTTAAAACTCCGTATAAAACTTCATGGGTTGATCGCCGTCGTTTCCGACATACTGCTGAGAATCAGCGTGATACCAAAGCGCAATGCTCGGCTCGTGCTCACCATTCCTTTGCTTCCTGCACAGCAGTCTGGCATCTGGCTCGGTCATGTGGTTGGACTTGTTGCCCTTGGACTTCATGTCGTCCTCTTTGCGCTTGTTGCGCCAAACCAACATGATGTTATCGGGCTGGTCGGTGATCGAGCCAGACCCCTTGTTGTCGTGCTTGTCAGGAACCTCAAACTCATCCTTTGGCTTTCGCAGGTGGTGGACAAGGTGGATGTGGCAGTTGTAGTCCCGTGCGATAGCGCACAGGGTGTCCACAAAGTATTTCTGGCCGTTGTAGTCGTCCTCGCCCTTCACGCACTTCATGAGCGAATCGATGAAGATGTGGTTGATCTTTAACTCGCTGGCGCAATACTTGACCATGCCAAGGACTGTCTCGGTTTGTGCAGATCCTTGCTGGTCATAGAACCACAGCCACTTTTCGATCCAGCCGCCGAACTCGTCGTAAAGCTCGGTCAGCGCCTCGACCCCGGCTCCGCTAAATTCCTCGGAGAACGGGTTCATGCCAATGTACTGCCTGACCATGCGCTTCAAAGTCGTCACGGGCTTCATCTCAAAGCTTGCGATGCAGACCTTCTGGTCTTGGCCGATCAGGGCCAAAGCCACTTGGCTGGTCAGCAAGGACTTGCCGTGGCCGTTCTGACCTGACCACACCGTGACCTCGCCGGGACGGAAGTCAAACAGGGTCTTGGTCTTTTCCCACGGCAAAAGGATACGGGTTTTGACCGTCTTGTCGGCAAGCTCGGCCTTGATGTCGGGAATCCAGTTGGCGGCAGGCTTGACACGGGCTTGGGCGTCAGTTGCTTGTAAGTATTCTTCAAAGTTGATGTCGTCAGGGATCAGGTTCATGGTTTTCTCCAAATAATGGCCCAGCCATCGGCCTGGATGGCCCACAGGACGGCCTTGGCGTGGGTGGCGGCTACGGTGGTAGCCCCGGCGGCTTGGACGGCCTTAAAAAGCGTTTTAGCGCGTTCTTCGGTAGGTGAGCAGATGCTCACGGTCAGGTTTATCAAAAAGCGAAGGTCGAGGTACTCGATCTTGTCGCCAGCGGTGGTGATTGTTGGAAAGTCCCCGCGCTCGTACCAGTCGGTTTGGCAGGGGAAGTCGTTCACGAAGACGATCTCAGGCGCAAGCCTCTGCTTTCGCAAGGCGATGATTTGCTCGTGTCCACGCATCAGATGTCTCCAGCGAAGGCTTGTGCAGGCGTTGAGGAGATGGGGTTCTCCTTCAACCAAGCCACCTTGAACGCCGCCCATCCCCGGAGACAGCACTCCTTGATGACAACATCTACGGTATGCCCAGACTTCTCGATCTCGGCAAGGATCTGTGTCCAGGCGGTATCCGTCAACGGCAACTTCTTTGCTCTGCGTATCGAGAGCCAATCTTCCCAAACTTGAGAAGAAACAGATTCGGGACGAGCCACCTTGGTGGCGACTGTCTTCTTCTGGTTATTGGTTATTGGTTCTTGGTTATTGTTTGGTTGAACATCCGTTGAACGGGCGTTGAACCTGCGTTCAGCAGATGCTTTACCAGCCCTGGACGCCTGTTCAATTTTTGACCTGAAATGGTTAATTTCCCTGTCCGCTCGGGCATTGATCCAGCCATCAGGGGTCAACTCAAAGAACTCTTCAAGGACAATTTTGATCTTCTCCTCGTACTCCCGCATGTTGATTTGACGGGCAACGGACGCCAAACTGGCGTTCAACGGGCGTTCGTGTAGGTAGTAAAGATCAAGCAGTCGGCGGTATGCCAGATCCTCGAAAAGGTCGAGGTGCTTCGTGTGACTGTCATAGTCACCAATGTTGAATTGGTAGTAGTGCATTTTTTACCTTTTACGCACCTTTGAAGGAAGTTTCGGCAGGGGAAGGTGTAACCCTTTTCGGGCTGGGGAGCTACCCCAGTCCTAGCCGTCTTCCAAACCAGTTTACATCGACTCTTCCAACAGTGCAACATCCCCGTACAAATCGGGGCGAAGCTCTTTCCTGGTGACCAGCCCTTGGGTGGCCCTCTCGATGTCAACGCAAAGCTTTGCAGACGCCAGACGCCGCCCGTGAATCAGCAGGCTGATCCATGTGGCTGACACCCCCAGGTATTGAGCCATCTCCAGCTTGGCCCCCTTGGGTTCTGTCAAAAAATACTCTTCCAGCGTCAAAGTCATCCCCTTGTTATTTGTTGGTGGCTAAAAACCGATTTCTTCAAGGGACAGGGCGAATCTATTCCTCGGTACGCATAGCGGCGTAATTTACTTTCACCAACACGGCTGGGGACTGGTAAGGAATTACCAGAGGCGGCGCAATAACTCAAGAGAGTCGGCAACCGCATGAACCAGTCAATCCCCAGGCGTTTTGGCGCATTTCTGCCAGTGTACCTTAACTTCAAATTTGAGAATGTCCCATGTTTTTCATCGGGTATTTTAACAAAGCATTAAAGTGTGGTGTAATTCGCCTACGCCGATACGGCGGTAAATGAAAGAAAGCAAA